TAATTTTAACGGAATAGGTTGTGGGAACGTATAAGAATATTCCCCAAGTATTGAAACCATAAAGCAACGATTTCTTGTTTGTGGTATTCCATAATCTGTTGCAATCAAATCTTGCATATAATTCTTATAACCAAGTTCTTCAAGTCTTAATTGCCACTTATGGAAGTCTGCAATGTTATCTTGACTATGAACTTGTGGCACGTTCTCCATTAACAAAACTTGCGGCAATTCGCCAAGTTCGTGGCATTCAGTAAGTATTCTTTCAACTTCCCATAACATACCAGAACGTGTGGTTGTATCACTCATTCCTTTACCTTTGCCAGCTAATGATAAATCTTGGCAAGGAAATGAATATGTTAAAATATAACAATATTTGTCAGTGTCTTCGATATCTAAATCTTCACCTTTAACATTTTGAATATTTACTAAATTGTTCGTACAAAGAATATTATTATAAATTGTTGCAAGTTGTTTATCACTTAATCTTTTAATTTGTTGTTTAGTCATTGGTTCATTATAATTAGAACTTATCCCAGCTTCAAACAGCCAATCAACTAACCACCTATTACTTCCTTGATACCAATATTTTTGTTCGTTAGGAAAATGTATATCTTTGTATGCTTGAATTGATTTAATAGCCCATTCACAAGTCTTCCAATGTTCGAATGGAACACCAAGATATTTTAATGCAAGTGCTTGTGAACCATATCCTGCAAAGAACTCTATCAATCTAATAGGTTTAGTTATCTTGTATTTTTCATACATTAAATCAAATATGCTAGTTTGGTTCATTTAACTACCTCATTACAATACCCCAAACTATGATCTTGTAAACATTCGTTTAGTTTTTGTGTGTCATTTCCACTTGTTATGCAAGTATAAAGTATAAAGAAAACAAGACCTCCAAGAAGTGAAGCAATAAAATAATTTAAAAATAATTTTAATTTGTTTCTACGATAAGTTGTAATCTCTACTAGTGGATATTTATATGGTTCATTTTTATATTTTATATGTGTTATTTTCATTTACTTATTCCTCTTACTATATTCTTTTATCATTTCCATTATATCTTTTCTTGTGTCCCAGAAATTACATATATAATATAATGCTCTATCTTTTCTAAAAGCTAACAATTCTTTATAATGCGTGTCTTTATATTTTCTATTTTTCAAAAATACTTTTATTTTAAAATCTTCTTTTTCAACTTTAAAATCTAAATCCCAAAATATAAAAATATAATCTTCTAAATATTCAATATATTTATTTGTATAATACTCATCTAATTTTTTTTCAAATCTTTTCATTTACTTACCTTCTTCCAATTTCTTTATAAATTTTTGTTGGTATTTTACTTGTTCTTTTAGATTTACAATTTCTTTATCCTTCCTATAATTTTCTCCTAATGCTGGAATACCTATAATAATTGTAAATAAGCCAAACAATAATACAAAAAATAATAATATTCCAAAAATCGTACTATCTTTGCTCATTACTCTTTACCTTCTTCCTTTAGTTTCTTTAATCTATTAATTGTATTATTTTTTCTAATATTAAATTATAATCTAACCACCCTGAAAATATATACCTATATCCTTTTTCTAATTCACATAATTCAACTATTGTATTGCGTTCATTATTAAGATATGTATATTCAATTTTTGTTATTTTAAATTCTACATTATATTTATTAGTAATTAAAATAGTTGTATTCATTTACTCATCACCTCGTAAAATATCTACTAGTTTTTGATAACTAATTGAAAAACTATCTATTAAAGGCACTTGATATTCTTTTGTTGTATTTTCTTCAATATATTCTATTGCTATATCAATTCTTTGTTTGTAATCGTTGTATCTTATTTCCATATCTTGATAATCTATTAATAAATAATTATCTTCTTTTAATCTTTTATTTTCTTCTTGTAAATTAGTTATGTAATCTTTATCACATAATATAAAATAACCATTTTTAAATAATTTTTGAAATTCTTCATAAGGCATATTGTCTTTAAAAACAATATTTCCCATAACACCACCCATATCATCATTTACTTTAATATCATTATCGTGTGTTTTTGACCATTCTAAATTGCTTAAATATATTTCTTTTATCTCATTTGTCATTTATTCTTCTCCTTTTAATATTTTTACTACATAATTAATTTCATTATCTTCCAATAATCCTCTTACATATTTATCTAACAAATATTCTGTTGCTTTATTAATTCTATATTGTAAATCTCTTATGTAATTTGATATTACACTGCATTCTTCTAATGATAATCTTTTATAACAATAATCGTGTTCTTCAATATAAATATTTTCATCTTTTATATATTCGATTATTTCAGTTATTTCCTTTTTCATTTATTTCACCTTTCTAATTAAACAATGTTAGAACAAACCCTGCTATAACACCTGCTATTATTGTGATTATTACTTTTGTTCTCATTATCTATTCCTCTTTTTATTCTTTTCAGCGATATCATTAAGTGCTTTCATATTCTCGTCATAATATCTTAAAAATAAGTTTAAGTTTTCAAGTAATACTACTTTTTCAACGAGCGAGTATTTGTCGCTGTTGTAAATGTTTTCAATTAGTTTTTCTATTAATTCTCTTGTCATTATTTTTTCCTCCTTATATCAATTATAAATAAAATCATTAGTAGCATTATAAATGCCCCAATTCCTAGCATAACCCCCATTGTTATTATTTCTATTATTTTCATTTTTTTGTACCCCTAAAGTATAAATCTATTGGCTTATTAAATTCTTTTTTTGCTGTGTAAAAATGCACTATTTCCTCGTTGCTATTTATTAAGTCTTGCACTTCCTTTAACGTTTCCTCAGCTATAACTAGCTTGTCGGCACTTTTCTTTAATTTTTTGTTTTCCTTTTCAAGTGCCACTAAGTGTTTTGAATATTCCACTAGCAATTCTTTTAATTTTGTGTAATCACTTGCCACGTTTGGTTTATTCATAGTAACCACCATTTTCAATGCAATCGTCACAAACGTTGTCTGGGTTAAGTGGATCACACATTCTTGTTTGGTCGTCTTTTAAAACCACGCATTCACAATTAGGACACTCGTATAATTCTTCGTAGCACCAATCTAAAAAGTCTTGTATTTTTGCGTCGCTATAATGTTCTTTAAAAAAGTTTTCACGATATTCAACATAATATTTCCAACATTCCTTTAGATTTTTATTTACTATATCAAAGTTTGCATTCATTATTTATTTCCTCTTTTCTTTTTATCAAATTCTTTAACAATTTCATCTCTAAATTCTTCACGTTCTAAAAACGTTCTAATCATTGTACTTACTGCCAAGCCCTCTTTTTCTGCTTGTTTTTTAATCCAAGCAAGTGTGCTTTCTTTTAATCTAACTTCAACTACTTTCAAAATATAACACCACCTTCCTAATCACATATTTTTGAATATTTTGTAAGTAATAAAGTACAAATTGCTGCAATAATTAAGCCTATTACATTTAATTTAATTGGTTCACTATATAGCACAAAGTAAAAAATACTAAATGCAGATATAATCATCAATGTAATAGACACCCAATTCTTAAATTTCATTTTCATTTCCTCCTATCTTTCCTATTCATAACTTAATGATAGCACACTTGTATTGGAAAAGCAATACAAAAACAATACAAAAATAAAAAAAGTGTAAAATATGTAAAACACCATTTTTAAGCCATTTAAGACACTTTTAATTAAAATAGTACAATTACACTAGGAAATAAAAAAAGACGCTCTACGCGTCTAATTTTAACTAATTATACTAGTTTATTCCAATTGTTAGGAAGATATACAACTTCACCATTATAAATTACTTTATCCCATTTATAACCATTTGATTTGCCAACATTCTTTTTTAGTAATTCACAAATTGTTAAGTGTGGGATTAATTTGTATTTTTTATAATTAAAACCAATTCCTTTTCGACACCACACACCACTATTAGCAGTTATTTGAACAAACTTTTTAGTGTCAGGTTTAGGTATATTAAAATATTCGTAAAAACTCTTGCAACATTCTTTTGTGTTGGAATATTTTTCATCACCATACCATTTACGATTTTTTGTATCAATGTGTGTGTAATTAGCATTGCCACCACAACGATATCCAATACCTTTTTTGTGTCCTAAATCTTCAAGCCTTAAAGCTATTTCTTTACTAGGAATTGTTTTGCCGTTTGTATCTTTAAATGTTATGTCGCAAGCATAACCTTGAACGTGTGATCCTGTACCATTGCCACCAACTGCTTTGTCGTGTTTAGGGCAACGATAACCAGATGATATATTTCCAACTTTAGCCCCAACCTTAATCATTAATTTTTCAAGTGTAGGGCAAAGTTTATCATCTATTTTAATGTCGTGTGCTTTGCCACATTTACATTTAAACTCTTGAACGTTAAAGTGTTCAGTTAACTGAGTTTTATCAGTATACTTATATGTTTTAACACTCATTCTTATTCTCCTTTTTTAAATATTTTTCCACCAACTAACCAAACACCAATAACACCAATTACAATTGAAATTGTTTCTATTATTTTATCAATGTGCCAATTCCATACTGGCGCAAGTTTAATTAGTAAAGCATTTATAACCGCAAGAATATTCATTGTGTATTTAGAATATTTTTTAATTTTTTCTTTCATATAAACCTCCTAAGCAGTTCTATGCCAGCGTTTTACTACTATGTAAGGTTGTAAGTTATTATGTGGTTGGTCGCCACCTTTACCTTCACAGAATGCACCATTCCACCCTCCAGGTGATTGATAATTATAACCTACACTTATTCCTGTTCCACCATTTGTAGATATTCCATGTGAGTGCATTGGCATTTCATTAACAGTTAATGTATGTGTTTTTTCTCCACCAGTTTCTCCAATAGTATCAAACTCGGTTTGTGTACTATCATAAGCTACTGTTGTTCTTCCAGCTGTATCTTCAACCCAAGTGCCTCCCCAAGTTGTGTTTGGATTAAAACTTGTATCACTCGTTTCATAATAACTTCCCACAGGGTAGAAAACGTTTAAAAAATCTCTTATATTTATTAATTTTGAATTTATTTTAACCATTCATTTCGTTATTTGGTTAAGATTATATTTGTTGCCAACCCATCCAACCGCTTGTTGAATTATGATATGCATTCAACCACAACTTATGGTCGTCAAGTGTAATTGCTATTATAATATAAGTCCAGTATGAGGCAGCACTTGTATTATCAGTTTTAAAAGTCCACCACATAACCATTTTATTAGGTTCAGGTGCATTACTTGGGTTATAACCTAAATTAGCACCTTGGGTAGTAGTAGCATTTACCATTAAACAGTTTTGGTCGTTAGTTTGTGCTATTGTTGTTTGAATAGGAAACCATTTGCCCCAAGTTCCATTATTTAATGTTCTTGTAAATGAATTGGTAGTACGTATATCATAGAATATTTGTCTACAATAAGTATTATTCCATTTGAATACCTCTAGAAAAAAGTTATTATCACTTGTTGAATAACCTATTGGAAGTGTACCTGTTGCATTAAATACTTTATAACGTCCTGTATCTACAACATTATTAATATTTGTTCCATTAGCTAAACTTGTCATAACCGCATTATTTATTTGTTGATTTGTATAATCACAACTATATATTTCATCAGTTTCAGTTGAATTTGTGTTTTTAATAGGCAATAACTTTGAATTAATCTTAACCATAATTAATCACCCACAGGGCAATTAATTATTTGTAAATAACTGCCCCCCCCCCCCCAAATTTTATTTTATTTTTAATCATTTTTTTATTTCCTCCTTATTAGCTCACAAACAAACTTATTTCTTCCCAGTTAGTAGTGTCTTGATCTGGTGTTGTTGCAGTGTTTGTTCCTGTTAAATTTTCAAACAATCTATTATCATAAATTGTTATATCTCCTATATTAAAAGTTGCACTTGAAGTCCAAGTATCAGTATATAAACCTAAAGAAGTAATAACTTGATTTTCAACGTCTTTTAACATATTCATATCAGTATCTTTTACTTTGTTTATATCTGCAA